ATTGTGGTTGAGCGAGGACAAGCGTATTAACCATTTGCTCTATTAGCTTTTTATTTTCTGCATTTAGTTTTTCAATATTCTCATATAGTGGAACTGGAATATTAGTTTCTTCAAACCCTCTTAATGCCGCTTCAGTTGTACCTAGACCTTTAGCAAGTTTTTGTATAGTTCTACTTCTAGGGTCGCCATGCGTACCCGATAGAAATCTTTGTATTGTTGGTTGTGGTACGCCTGACTTTTCAGACAAAACGGTGGCGTTCCAACCTCTGGAATCCATTTCTTGCTTTAAATTTTTCCGCAATGCGCTCATCAGCTCAATATAAGGCCGATTATTTTCTAAGTCGAATACGTTTGCGTTTGACAAATATACGCTTTCGTATATGATAGGGGCCATGAACATACAAAACGCCTTAAATGAAATTAGAGATAGTGGTCTTACTGAAAATGAGATCAGCGCTATTGTCGATATTCCACAGCCAACGATTAATAGATTGAGGCGTGGTGTGCATCAAGAAACTTCATATATCCGTACAGTAGCAATACAAAAACTTGCTAAAGAAATCCGCCCCGACATTTTCGGATAAATAAACATGGCTCTCGACTTTGAAATTAAAACCTCGGTTGACGAGGAAACCCATGACAACGCTCTTGTTGTTAGTAGAGCTTACGGCTTTAAGACTCGCGCGGAGTGGGCAAGATTTCTAATAGAACGAGAGCTGTCATGGGCAACACCGCAAGTACATATTAACCGCATACCAGGTGTACTGAAAGGGCGAGAGTAGAGCCTTATTCGTCCACAGAATTATTTGTATTTTTAGAAATCTAGTCTAGCGGTATTTATGAGTATCCAAAAAAGAAACATAGCAGGGGATAAGAGGGCGGCAAGTTTGAAATTGCAACCTCGTCCAGCACAAACCAATACATTCGGTAGAGGCTTTGAGTTTACGCCAGCACTTACCGACATAGACCACTGTGAAAGAAATCGTATTCAGCAGTGTATTGACACGAGATATAAAATTATTTAAGACACCGACACTTTAGTTTAGCCCTTACCAGAGGTTAATTCGGAACATATTTGGTAGATAGCAAAATCGCAACGGGGATAGGCCGACCGTGACTAGAGATAGTCGACAAACACCGCCAAAGTGATGTACCTCAAGGATGATAAAGGGTTTGGGCGCTACCCGGCTGAAACATACCAGCAAAAGTGTCGAGTGTAAATTTGCGAGTTTGGACTAGGCCGGTGTCAATCAGCACCTAACAACTAACAACATGTGTCCTATCACATACGGTCACATATAGCCGAATACCGCCCAGAGAAATCAGGACAAAGAAAAGCCCCACCAATCCGCGAAGATGCAATGGGGCTTATTGAAACTTAATCCAACGAAAGAGATTATAACATGAGTAAAGAATTAGCACAAAGCAACAAAAAATTAGTAATTGATATTAACAGGACTTGGGAGTCTGCTTTATCTGATTCAAAAAGCGCTACAAATAAATCCGTTTTGACGGGTGAAAAACTATCAATTTTGAAGAAAAATACTCCTCATGGGGAGTGGGAAAACCAATTTAAAAACGACTCAAATACGTGCATTGATACACGTATTTGTCTGTCATTTACAATCCATCACGCGCAAAAATTGATGCGTATAGCGGCTAATAAAGATTTAATTAAATTTGTTTCTGATGGTGATTTTTTAACTATTGGAGAAATGACAAAAGCAATTAATGAAGCAACACCCGAACAAATCGCCCAAGTCGAACAACTCAAGAAAGAAGAAGCAGATCGTATCGCATTAGCCGAAGCCAACAAAGCACTAGCTGAAGCAAAAGCCGCGATTGATAACGCCAAAAAACAGGATGATGTGATTGATGGCGTATTTGTCGAGGTTAAGAAGCCGGAGCCTGTAATAGTTGAGCGTCCGGTTGAAGATCCGCTGGATATTCTACAAGAGACTATCGACATGCTGGAGGCTGATAACGCTATTCTGCAAACGGAAATGGCCAGCATTGTTAAGGTGCTTGATGCGAATGACCAACTGACAGCGGCTTTGGCTGAAGTTAAAAAGTTTCAAGAGTTAGCCAGGGTTTTAAAAGAAAGCCTAAACGGTTCTATGAACTCCGAGAACGCGGCCAAGCGTCAAGCCAAGATGTGGAAAGCCAAGTATGAAAAATTGGCTAAAGAGGTGGGTCGTGAATGAAGAATTGTTTATTGATTTTGATAAGTTTAATTATGTTACCACTGACTTTCCAGAGCCTCGACCCTTCCAAAGCACTGCCCACGATAAGTTAAGAGCGGGAGCGATAGCGGGTAATAAATCGCAACTGATTATGGCGCCAACGGGGGCAGGAAAAACCTATTTAGGTATGCGGATCATGCACGAGGCACTGAAGCAAGGAAAGCGGGCGCTTTTTGTTTGTGATAGAACCACGCTAATAGATCAGACCAGCAATGTAGCTGATAACTATGGCTTGTCGGCACATGGTGTGATTCAAGCAAGTCATTGGCGCACCGATAAAAAATACAAGTTACAGATCGCAAGTGTACAGACCTTGGCGACTAGAGGTTGGCCGGAAGCTGACGTAATTATTATTGATGAAGCACATTGTCGATACAAAGCATGGGTTGACCACATTAAACAATGTGCCTCGTATGTTGTGGGTTTGAGCGCCACACCTTTTACAAAAGGGCTGGGGTTGTTGTTTTCAAATCTCATTAATGCCGCGACTATGCACCAATTAACGGAAGAAGGCATATTGGTGCCAATGACAGTGTTTAGTTGCACACGCATTAATATGGAAGGGGCTGATAACAGCAAACGCGAATGGTCGGATGGTGACGTTGCCAGTCGAGGCATGGAAATCATAGGCGATGTGGTCAGTGAGTGGAAAAGCTATGCCAATGATAAAAAAACCATTGTCTTTGGTGCCACCATTGAACATTGCGAGGCTATGGCTGAACAGTTTAATAAATCGGGCGTAGTGGCTGAGGTCTTTACTTGTCACACCAAGCCAGAAGAGCGTGAAGTTATTTTAAAAGAATACAAAAAACACGATTCAAAGATTAGAGTTTTAATATCGGTGGAAGCGTTGGCAAAAGGCTTTGATGTTAAAGACGTTGAATGTGTTTGTGATTGCAGGCCGCTGCGTAAATCTTTATCAACTGCCATTCAGATGTGGGGCAGAGGCTTGAGGTCATCACCTGACACAGGAAAAACAGAGTGCATATTGCTTGATTTTTCAGGGAATATTATCCGTTTTAGAGAGGATTTTGAGAAAATCTATTTTAATGGTCTTGAGGCTTTAGATCACGGTGAAGAGCTGGATAAAACAATTCGTGAAGATAAAGAAGAGGGGGAGAAAAGTCCGTGCGAATGTCCAGAGTGTGGCTCAGTACCATTCTTCAAGCGTTGTATGTCTTGCGGTTACGAAAGAAAAATTAGTAATTTAATCGAGCATTTGCCGGGTGCAATGCAAGAAATAAAGCTAGGCAAGCATCATGCAGCCGACAATGAATTTGATCTTTACAAGCAGCTTTGCACTTTAGCAAGACAATCAGGAAATCCAGAGACGCAAAAACAACGGGCTTACTATTCATTTATTGACATAGTGGGGCGCGTTCCTGCTTGGACATTTGAAAATACACCCAATGCTCCAGTAAGCCGTGCCGTAATCAATCAGGTAAAAATGAAAAAGATTGCTTATGCCAAAGCCATGCAAAAGAAAAAGGCGGCAGCATGAGAGTTGATATTAAGCAAGAGTGTATAGGCCGTTGGGCGCCAATTTTGACAAATTTGGGCATAAATGCGCAGTTATTCAATGGCAAGCATCAACCTTGTATCTTTTGTGGCGGTAAGGATAGGGCAAGGTGGGATAGGGCGAAAGAATTTTATTACTGTTCACAATGCGGACAAAAACAGCCCATAGACATGGCAATCGAACACACCGGACTTTCTTTTAAAGATACAACTAACTTAATCAGGCCAAACATAATGACTACACCGCTCCAGATCGTTAAGCCTGCCGATACAGAAAAAGCCGAGGCCAGAATACGCAAGATTCATGCAGGGTTAAAACAGATTACCCCTGATTCAGCGGTATTTTTATACCTGGCTAAACGAGGTATCACAGTTTTACCCGATCATGATTGCTATGAACACCCCAGCCTAGATTATTGGGAGGAGGGCGTTAAAACGGGCAGTTATCCGGCAATGGTATCGGTGTTTAGAACACCAACAGGCGAAGTGTCAACCTATCACATTACTTATGTGACTAAGGAGGGTGAGAAAGCGCCCGTACAAATACCCAGAAAGATATTACCCGTTATGCGTCCAATGGTAGGGAGTGCTATTAGATTATTTGAGGCCGAAGAAGTATTGGCCATTACGGAGGGCATAGAAACCGCGTTATCAGTTCGACAAGATCAAAACATTCATTGTTGGGCGGCTGGATCAGCGCAAGCAATGGTCAACATCGTTATTCCTGAGACTGTCAAAGTCGTGTGGATTTATGCTGATGCGGATGAGAGTTTTACCGGACAGAAAGCCGCTTTTGACCTGGCTAATCGCTTAAAGATAAGAGAGGGTAAAACCGTTCGAGTCGTTACTTTAATCAATCAAGAAACCGTTGAGGATTATGGACGTAAATGCGATTACAACGATTACGTGATTATGAAAGCGGCTAATTGACTGAAAATGCAAGAATTAACGGACAGCCTAGAAAGTAAGTTTGGCATACAAGCTAAAGCCATGAGACATAAGGGAAAAGTATTAATGAATGAAGGTAAGTTTCAGGGCGTTAGAGATATGACTATCAGGATTAGCGGGAGGCGCTGGTGAAGTTAAGACACAACCAATTTACAGCCCAATGCTTCAACAATTTTGGTAATAGTATCAAAGCGCGGATTGCCATCATCAGAAAGCGACTTGTAAAGACTAGCTCTAGTTACTCCAGCTTGCTTGGCAACCTCAGTCATGCCTTTAGCTCGGGCAGCGGTAGATAAAGCATGAATAAAGTCAGACATATCACCAGAGTTAGCGGATTCTTTAAGAAACAATTTAATGTCTTGATCCGTTTTAAGGTAATCAGCAACATCAAAAGGAGTAATGATTTCTTTCATAATTTAAGTCTCAAGGTTATTCAAAATAGTCCTAGCCTTTTCAATATCACGGCTTTGGCTGGACTTATTACCACCTGCCAACAGCAATACAACTTCATTGCCTTTGATTGTGTAATAGATACGAATACCAGCACCAAAAACAAATTTCAATTCAAACAAATGACCAGACAGTGGTTTGAAATCGCCAAAATTACCATTGCTGACGCGATCCAGTCGAGCAAGAACCTTACTAATAGTTACAGGGTCTTTAAGGCTGTTCATCCAAGTGTTAAATGTTTGAGTGCTTTGCAGTTCGTATTTCATGGGCTTATTGTATCCTACAAGAAACAAATGTCAAGGGTAATTAGCGCATGAAATTTACTTTTGTCATTGATGAACGTGGCCCGATTGAAGCACAAAAAGCGTTAGGTAAATTACCCACTGACAAAAGCATGGAAGTCGTTATACAAAAGCACGTCAAGAAACGCACCAGTGGACAAAACCGTTATCAGTGGAAAGCCATACTCGGTGACATATCAAGACAAGTGCGAATAGACGGTAAAGGCTACACACCTAAAATCTGGCATGAGCATTTGAAAGGATTGTTTTTACCGGATGTACCCAGTGAAGAATTGACTCTACCAAGTTATGTGAAATGGGAAGAAATGCCAGACGGAACGCTCAAGATGGTCGGTAGTACAACCAAGCTAACCACGAAGGGCATGAGTATCTATTTTGAAAAACTCTATGCCTATGCGGTGACTGAGTTAGACGTGAGATTTACGAGTAACTTATGAGTAAATTACGAGAAAGCGCAAGAGGCCAAGAGTGCTTAGTCAGATTGCCGGGCGTATGTAATCGCAATCCGGAAACCGTTGTGCTGGCACATTTAGGCGGTGGAGGCATGGCCTATAAAACAGCAGATTATGAGGGTAGTTTTTGTTGTAGCTCATGTCATGACGCTTTAGATGGCCGAGTGAATACAGATAACACACATGACGAATTAGAGTTAATGCACAGGCAAGGCGCGACAAGAACGCGTGATTACTGGGTTAAAGAGGGGTTAATCAAGATAGCATGATCGAGTCAAAAGAATGTACTAAATGTAAGCAAGAAAAGATCCTCACTGAGTTTCATGCCGCCAAAAGGCATAGAGGCAACGTACTTAGCCGCTGCAAAGTCTGCCAAAACTCATATGCAGCAACTTGGAGAGAGCAAAACCCAAGCAAGGTGCAAGCAAATAACCAATATCACAGCGACTTAAGGACTGTATTGCGACATGCGAAAAAGGCAGCGGCATGAAATTACACCTACCATGGCCACCACAAGAACTATCACCCAACGCTCGCGTACATTGGGCGAAGAAAAGTAAGTCGGCTAAAGCTTACCGCCTGCAATGTAAATTGATGACAAAAGCCGCGAAGGTTGTTGTGCCAGAAACAGAAGGCAGATTACATCTGTGGATAACATTCTATCCACCGGACAAAAGACAAAGGGATGACGACAACATGATAGCGAGTTTTAAAAGTGGTCGTGACGGCATAGCAGATGCGCTTGGGATTAATGATTGTCGATTCATCACGCACCCATTTGTTAGTGATGACATTGGTAATTTTATTAAAGTATCAATAACAGGTGGGCCGGATGATTGAGTGGACTATTTTACCCTTCTATTTAACGATGATTTTAATGATGTATGTGATTTATAAGGCGTGGTAATAATGGAAGAAGCTGAGTGGGATATAGAAGCGTTGTACAAATGGGCGAAGCAACACAACAAGCCGGTGAGTGAACAGCAAGAGGATGATTACTTGGCAAGGGTGCGGGTATTAGTCATCGATCAGAAGAAAAGTAACAGCGAAGCAAGACGCATGGCATTTGAGGAGATTATATGACTTGTTGGCCGATGATTAATTTTAGCCCCATTAATCTGCTCAACGTACCAAAGCAATTTGCAATTTGTAAGCATGATAATTGGATGATGCTTTATTCAATGAATCAGCAATGGTGCTATGGAAAGAACTGTAACGAAAAGCGTTATATCAACAACGGTATAAAAATAGAACATCAGAGGTAAAGGAATGGACATGGAACTGCTTACGGGATTGGTCGCAATCTGTATCGGAATTATCGGGGTAACAATGGGCCTAGTGAAATATGCAATGATAAAAATAGGCGAATTATTAGATTCAGATGATGACGAGGGTTATTTTTAAAGCTCATTCAAAGTTGAAAATATTGAAAAAACACAAGATATGGTATATTAGAGCCAAAATTACCACTACCTATAGTGTTTTATGGATAAATTGATAGCTCAACTAAAACGGCACGAGGGATTTCGTACTCGGGTTTATCTTTGCAGCGCTGGCAAGGAGACAATAGGCTACGGTTACAACCTAAAAGCTAACCCACTTCACTTAAGCAGCTTAGAGATTGCCCAAGCTCACACAAAGGGTGTGAACGAAGTTGAAGCCGAAAGGATACTCAAACTCATGGTATCTAAATGCGTCGATCAACTCGAAGAAGCCATACCTTTCATTAATAAACTCGATACCGTTCGCCAAGACATATTAATCAATATGTGTTTCAACATGGGCTTAGTCGGACTCTTGAAGTTCAAGAAAACATTGCTGCTTATTGAAGCCGGAGACTATGCAAAAGCATCTATCGAAATGCTCAATAGCAAGTGGTCTAAGGATGTCGGTAATAGGGCGTTAGAACTATCCACACAGATGAAGTCAGGGGTTTATGCAAATGAGTGTTGAGATAGATGGCGGTGAAAATTCAATCAGCTATGAAGATTTACTCAAGGAGTTAGAAGAATATGCTAACACCTAAGCAGGAAGTATTCTGTCAAGCATTAGCAGGAGGCAAAACACAGGCTGATGCTTACCGTTCTGCTTACAATGTCAAGCCGACAACCAAGCCAGAAACAACTCAAAATAAAGCTCATCAACTAATGCAAAAGGGCGATGTTAGGGCGAGGGTTGATGAACTCAAAACTCAACTAGCTGAAAAGCTACTTTGGTCGCGTGAAGATTCACTTAATGAGTTTATTAGTATTGTAAAAGAACCAGATAATCAGGGCTGTAAAATTAGCGCATTAAAAGAACTGAATGTGATGTGTGGCTATAACGCGCCTACAAAAACCGAATTAAGCGGATCTATCGTCAATAAAATAGAGGTTTTCTTTGGTCGCGATAAGAGCTGAGTTTCCTCCGGCCCTAAAGGCTATATTCGAGCCTAAACGCTATAAGGTCATCTATGGCGGTAGGGGGTCTGGCAAATCGTGGAGTGTAGCAAGGGCATTGCTGATAATGGCAGTGACTAATCCAATTCGTGTGCTTTGCGCTAGGGAGACACAGAACTCAATTCAAGAGTCGGTTCATTTCCTGCTTAAAAAGCAAATAGAAGATATGGGTTTTGCTGATCTTTTCACTATCCAACAGAATCGAATTATTGGCGTAAACGGCTCTGAGTTTGTTTTTGCCGGTATTCGGCAGCAATCTATAGTTAATTTAAAGAGTTTTGAATCGTGTCAATATTGTTGGGTGGAAGAAGGCCAAGTCGTCACTAAAAAATCTTGGGATGCACTTGGCCCAACAATTCGCGCGCCAGGCTCAGAGATTTGGATAACATTCAACCCAGAGTTGGACACTGACGAAACCTACAAGCGATTTGTGCTTGACCCTCCAACTGACTCGGTCATTATCAAATGCAACTATGTCGATAATGAATGGTTTAGCGATGAACTAGAGAAGGAGCGCCTAGACTGCTTAAAGCGAGATCCGGAAGGATACAAAACAATATGGTTGGGTGAATGTCGTCCAGCGGTTGAGGGTGCTATTTACGCACAAGAGATCACCAAGCTATTACTAGAGAAACGTCAAGGCCGCGCTCCTTACGATCCACTGCTCAAGGTTCATACTGTCTGGGATTTGGGGTGGAATGATTCCATGTCAATCGCTATGGTGCAACGCTCCGGTTCCGGTGAAGTTAGAGTCATTGATTACATCGAGGACTCACACCGAACACTAGACAGTTATGTCGATGAGTTACGCAACAAGTCATACAACTGGGGAACTGATTATATTCCGCACGATGGTAGAAGCCGTGACTTTAAGTCGGGCAAGTCTACCGAAGAAATGTTGCAAGCCTTTGGGCGATCAGTCTTTGTATTAGGCCGTGACGACATAGAGGAGGGCATTAAAGCCGCTCGTATGATGTTTGGCAGGGTATGGCTAGATGAGAAGGCAGCAATGCTATTAAACCAGCTTAAACGCTACCGACGGACACAGAACCAATCAACCGGTACATTTGGTGCGCCATTACATGATGACAGCTCTCACGGGGCTGATTGCTTTCGCTATATCGCAATGGCTGAACAACACATGACGAACGATACCTGGGGAGTTGGTAAGCTCAAATATCCGTCTTTGAATTACAACTAATGCTAACCATGATATAACATTGCAAATATGGTATAATCTGCACAAATGGAAAGGGGAGACTATGAATTATCTATTCAACCGCTTGAAAGAACCGTCAACTTGGCGAGGCGTTATCTGGTGCTTATCTGCCTTTGGTGTTTATCACTTTACTGGTGACCAGACTTCCGCCATCACAGCTTTAGGTATGGCAGTTGCTGGCGGTGCTGGCATCTTGTCACCGGACAAGCGGTAATAATCACCGCAGCTTATTGTCAGGAGACAACAAATATGAGCGACAGCGCAATCCTAATGCCGGTAATCGGTGGTCTTATCTCCGTTTTAATCATGATTATTGGCTGGTCAGCTAACCAGATTAATACACGCCTAACCGACATCAATGAGACGTTGAACTCCATAGAGCGTGATCTACGCAAAGAGTTAAGCGCCATTGACTCACGACTATCAGTTGTTGAAAGTAAGGTCAGCAAATGAAAATGACCGAGGATAAGCTCAAAGCACTCACCGACCAAGAGATTAAACAGTCTTTAGGTTATGGATCCGGTGAACTCACCAAGAACAGACAAAAAGCCCTCGAATATTACTATGCCAAACCTATTGGCGATCTAGCGCCTCCTTCTATTGATGGGCGTTCAGCGGTTGTTGATACTTCCGTTATGGACACGGTGGAATGGATGTTGCCAAGTCTGCTCAAGATATTTGCAGGCGGTGACAAGGTCGTTGAGTTTCAGGCTAAATCAGAACAGTTCGAAGAACAAGAAGATCATATTACTGAATATATAGGTCGGCATGTTTTCTATGTGCAAAATCATGGCTTCCAAATCCTGCACACTTGGTTTAAAGATGCGCTATTAGCCAAGAATGGTATTGTCAAAGTCTGGTGGGATAAGACCATAGACGAAGCCAGGGAAGATTATGTTGGCTTGGATGACATAGAGTTGGGTATGTTGCTGGAAGATAAGCATGTTGAGCCGATAGAACACTCAGCCTACCCTGATCCGCTAACCGGTCAGCAGTTACATGATATATCCGTCAAACGTGTCGTTGACAAAGGCTACTGCTGTATTGAAAACGTACCACCGGAAGAATTCCTGATCTCACGCAGGGCTAAGAACTGCGAAGATTCACCCTTTGTAGCACACCGATTTGAACGCACTATAGGCGAGCTGAAAGAGGCTGGTTATGAGAATGTAGACAATATATCCAGCGATGAGAATGACGGAGCTTTTGGCTCTGAGCGTGTGTCGCGTAAGATGCAGAACGATGAATCACCCTACTTGGGAGGTCGTGGTAGTCAAGAGAATGGCGACCCTGCTTCTCGTGTGGTCTGGGTGACTGAGTGCTACTTAAAAGTAGACTATGACGGTGATGGCATACAAGAATGGCGTAAGGTCGTTCGTGCCGGCAATCAAATATTAGAGAATGTTGAGTGTGATGGACAGCCATTTATCTCACTAACACCGATCCCTATTCCTCATCAATTCTTTGGCTTATCGGTTGCTGATTTAGCAATGGAAGCACAGCGTACCAAGACTTCATTGATGCGCGCATTGATTGATAACTTGTACTTAACAGTCAACGGCAGGACATGGGCGCTTGAAGGTCAGGTTAATCTTGACGATCTTTTGACCTCACGACCTGGTGGAATTGTTCGCGTTAAATCACCAGGCGCAGTCGGCCCGATGCAGGCAGGCGGTGGCGATCTAACATCAGCTATGTCAATGCTGGATTATGTCGACACGCAACGCGGCAATAGAACCGGCTTTACCGCTGAGACGCAGGGCGGCAACGCTAACGCGATCAATCATACAGCGACCGGCATGAATATCGTTACTAATCGTGCTGATATGCGGATTGAACTGATCGCCCGTAATTTCGCTGAAAATGGCGTTAAGAGTCTGTTTATCAAGATTCTGGAGTTAGTCTCTAAGTACCAAGACAAATCAGAGCGTATCAAAGCGACTGGCGGCTGGATTGATATGGATCCGCGTGAATGGAAGAATCAATTTCACTTGAATGTTAATGTGGGCTTGGGAACCGGTAACAAAGATCAAATTATTCAGAACTTAACCGCATTAGGCGCTGCAATGGGCCAAGCGGCGGCGGCTGGTGTTGTCAAACCGGATAATGTCTACAAGGCAGGCGTGAAACTAGCCGAGACATTAGGCTTTAGTAATCCTGAACAGTATTTTACTGATCCAGCCACACAGCCACCACCTGAGCCTAAACCTG